TATGAACAATTCCTTAGCAGACTCGACAGTGTTGTGTTCTTGCTTGATTGCATAGCAGACATCAGACAACCTATCACCATCTTCTTGTAAGTTGATCCAGAAATTATAGAGATAAAAGTATTTGTCATTAACCCATACTGGTACGTCAGGATGTAACTGCGAAAAGTATAGCGCCATAGAAGCACCACCCACAAAAGGTTCGCGGTACTCTTTAATTCCTGACGGGAACCACTTGTAAAGTTGTGATGCTACTCGCGACTTACCACCTGGATATCGCAGTGGAGTTTTCAAAAATTTCATAATACATTAATTCGTGCCATAGGAACTCCCTGAGGTCCAGCATTGACTGCACCATGGGGGAGAGAATTGAAAGACATAGTATACCGCGACTCATCACCAGAGTGAGGATTACTATAATGTCTTAACCATCCAGGGAATACAAGAAGTTTACCAGGTTCTGCCTGAAACTTTTCATAGGGTCCGTCGAAGTAGTCCCTAATAATCTCCAAGGTATCGAGATTGCGGATATCAACAGGGTCTTGAAAGACCGTCTCACTTCCTTCTGTGAAATAGAATACCCCAGAGAGATAAGAATAATTGTGACGATGAAGAGGATGACCAGCACCTGAGTTAGGTGGTGCCCAGTTTGCCCAAGAAAGTGAGATACGAAGTTCCTCGGCTTGGAGAGCAAGGTCACACCGAATGTAGTCCAGACAGTCATGGAAGAACCCAGTCAAGGGTGCCATTTGTTCCTCTTTATGTATATCTCCACGACTGGTCCTAACACCAGCAGGGAAGTTATACATCGCCAGTTCTAATGTCTTGATATATTCCAGTGCCTGATCTGCCATCCACATATCTTCGGATCCCAATCGGAACTCGTAGACATCAGTGGGGAATAGTCCGTGCTTTTTTACACTCATTTGAATTCACATCTCATCATAATCTCTGTCAAGAAAGCAACCAGATTGATTTCCTGATCCATGACAAAGTTTGCTTTGTACTGGTACTCACCGATAACAAGCACTGCCTCGGGAATACTCTTTGGTTCTAAGTATGTATACAAAGAATCATATACATTTCTCATGATGGCATGTGGTTCGTTATCTAAATTTGATACTACCCACTTCTTCATGTCTGTAAACTTGCGTCCTTTCAAGTAACCCATAAGATCGGACATGGCAATGTCAGACATCTGACCAAGAATACCAACATCAATCTCACCTTTGGAAGAATAACGTTGGAGTTCATTCAATGTGCGACGGAAGTCAGGGAAGTATTTCATCACAACTTCGCGAAGCACTGCCAGTTCAAATTTCACACCCTCGGTAGCGAGGATCTGATGTACTCTCTTGAAAAAAGCAGCAGCAAGATACTGCTTCTCCTTGCCCTTGACATTAAACTCCACCACAGAACAACGAGAGTGCAGTGGTTGGATGATCTTGTTCTTATAGTTACAGGTGAAGATGAAGCGACAGGCACCCTGAAACTCCTCCACGAACGCTCTGAGGAGCATCTGTACGTCTGGTGTGGTGTTGTCTGCCTCGTCGATGATAAGCACCTTGTGCTTCGCCTCAGAGGTCAGAGAGACTGTCGAAACAAAAGACTTGGCACGGTTCCTCACAGTGTCAAGGAAACGTCCTTCATCGGATCCATTGATAACATAATAATCGGCACCGAGTTCATTGCACAACGCCTTGGCGATTGTGGTCTTACCGATGCCAGCAGGTCCCGCAAGAAGAAGATTAGGGAGTTCACCTTGTTCGATAAACCCCTTAAACATCTTCGTAGTTTCCTCAGGGAGGATACAATCCTCCACAGTTTGAGGGCGGTACTTTTCAACCCAAAGGAATTCGTTCATTTCTTCTCCTGCTGTTTTTTTAACCACTCTTGGAATCTTTTCTTACCTGCCTCTACCTTCCACCAGGGAGCGTAGAGAGGACCCTGATAGTCCTTCTTCTCAGTATTCACTGTCAGGTTCCAGTGCGATCATGAATTCCAAGTTCTCAACAGTGCTTGCTGCTGCCTCGGAAATAACACCATACAACTTGGCAACTTTCCTCTCGTAGAGTTCGATTTTGTAACCTTTGATGCCCTTACAAGCAGAACCACCCATCATCACGACCGAAACATTCTCGATCTTGACACAGAAACAGAAGTCACGATCAGATTCACCAAGGTCAATCTCCAAAGTATTAGACGTGGCATTACGCTTATCGGTCACAATGGCATACAGGTGTCCCTCTTTACCTTGGAAGCACAGATCTGGCAGTTGATACTGACTAGCAGTCTGCAAAATTTGCAGCATCTGGTCGTGACTGAGTTCTGTGATGACAGCAGGTTCACCGATACTATTGATCTTTTCGGGCGGTTGAGTAATCATACGCTCATCAGCGTAGTAATACTTCATCTTACTTCCACCGTGACTGATATCGACTCGGTTTTCGGTGAAGTCAACTTCGGCAGACGAACCTGAACTACGAGACAGAAGACGAATAGTCTTCATCATGTTACCCAGATCATAGATTGGGGACTGACGTTCAAACTCAATGTTCTTGAAGGTACAGACTCCCAAGATATTCTTATTGTTAGAAATGGTAGAAACACTCTGACCAGGTTTGAACACGATCGAGGGATTCACGTTCATAAACATGTTCAGAACTTCTAGTTGATGTTCAGAAAATTTCATACAGGTCATTGCGGATACTCTTCGGAGGGAGTGGAGTTTTTGTCGTTGAAGTACATCAACAGAACAGCATAGTGTAGCACTTTCATGATATCACGTCTAGCAGTTCCTTTCCGATCGTAACGAGTGGCATACTTCAAAATGTTACTTCGACAGAATGCCTCACCATCACCACAGGATTCAATTAGGTCCAGAGTCTGAAAACCATCATTTGAATAGTGTTGATTGTAAGTGGACGTGATGTACTCTTTTAGTTCTTTGAGAATCTCGTCCTCATTATATTTGTTCATAGTTAGCAATAACGTTCAAGTTGAGAAATGTAGAGGTCATGTCCAGTTTCATACTTTTCAAGACCAACGACAGCATCGCGGATAATAGGATGCTGAATGTTTGATTGATTCCACCAGTGAATCACAGAACGTCTACCAGATTTAATTGGTCGAACTCGATGGATAATTCCTGTGGGATAAATCGCAGCATACCCTGCGGGTAGTTTAATACTAAGACAAAAGTCACCAAAACGCAAGTCAAGTTCACCACCTTCATAATCAGTTGGTTCGGTGAGAAAAAGAGTAGTGGAAACATCAAGTCTCATACCGTCAGGAGTACAGATTTCATCAGAGTGCCAATCATATTCCTGACCAGGAAGATACTCTTTGTAAGTATATCCAGTGCAGGCACTTGACAGTGTGAGATTGGGATGCTCGGACTCGAATACTTGTTCATCCAACCACTGATATTCTGTTAAACCTTTATCTTCTAGTACATTTTTGAGAGGATTGGTGATGATTACAGGTTTGGCGATAGAGAGGGCGCGTTGAACGCCACTCTCATCAAGGATTTTGGTACGATAAAGCATCAGTCTTGCAGGAGAGGAGATTCGGAAAGTTCAATTTTAGCATCAATCTTGGAGTATAGTTCCAAGAAAGATTCTTTGGTCTCATCATCAAAACGATTCAAGCAAAGTTTGATTGCTTTCAGGCGATTGTTGAAGATAGCAAAGGCACGAATAACGTGGACCAGGCGGCGGGTGCTGATAACTTCATCACAACCACCCTCGGCAAAGGTCTTGCGGATGATCTCTGCCCAAGTGGTGAGGTTCGTAATGAATTCGTCATCACAGCAGTTGAGTTCCTTGCAATAGTTGTTGAGCATCTTGGTCTCAATACTGGCAGTAGGATACTCTTGCTCAAACGTCAGGGGGAACCTTTCGAGAAATGCCTCATTGAGAACGTTGGTGCCAATGAAACGACCGTCATCAGAACCCTTGCCTTTGGTGTTGGCAGTAGCAACTACGGTGAACCCAGGAGCAGGGTTGATAGTGACACCAGTCTTCTTCAAATAGATCCCTTTGCCTTCAAGAATAGACTGCAAGCAGAGGATTTTGTTACTAGCAAGGTCGATCTCATCGAGAAGAAGCACTGCACCACGTTGGAGTGCCTCAATGACGGGACCATTGTGCCAAACAGTGTTACCGTCCACAAGGCGGAAACCACCAATAAGGTCATCTTCATCAGTTTCAACAGTGATATTTACACGAATCAGTTCACGACCAAGTTGGGCACATGCCTGCTCAACACCGAAGGTCTTACCGTTGCCAGACAGACCCGTGATGAACACAGGGTAGAAGATACCAGACTTGACAATCTTCTTGACATCAGAAAAGTTACCGAACGGGACAAAATTATCATCTTTGGATGGAATCAAGTTAGTAGAATCCCGATCGGGAACAGCAGGTGTAGCAGAAGGAGCATTGAAAGTCTTCTCGATTTCTTGTGCGGTCAGGCACCACTTGCCACGACCAGACTTGTAGGAATCAAGTCGCTTGGTAATGGTGGGATAGGAAACGTCAAAGTGATCTGCTGCGCGAAGCAGGTGAGCAGTTTGAACGTCTTGACCGAAGTTGCGGGTGAGGAAGTCAATGATGTCGTTAGTGGTCACGTCAGCAAGGCGAGGCATTGGGGTGTCTGTCGATTACCTAGTAATAATACAAGAAAAAAGGGGGTCAATCGACCCCCTGTGGACACTATGCGATCTGTCCAGCGAATGATGAGAGCATCTTTCGATTGATGGACTTGGACTTCAAGGACTTCCTGAACGCCGACTTGATCTGAGACTTGGTTGCATCTTCATCAACCTCCATCTCAACATCAGACTGATAAGAGTGTGACTTAATTACATACAGTTCTGTATAGGATGAACCTTCGATCACAGCAGAACGGTCACGCTTGAAAATCTTGCTGTATTTATCGTGGTCCTTGTATTCAACACCAAGAACATAAAGGTAATGCGACAGACTACGAGTAGAACAAATACGGAACCCAAGAATACTAGAATCGGAGTATTTAGTACGAAGAACACGAAGGAGAACATTGGTGGTAGAAGAATTTGCATTTTCCACACCAGTAAAATAACGATTCTTAGTGCGAATGACAGTGCCGTAAGGAAGAGTAGTGGGATAAACTTTCTCGAAATATTGTGAAGGTGAAGGATCTTTGCCATACACACAGCACTGGGATTCACCATCCGACAAGATGATCAGATGAGACTTTTCCACACCTGCTTTCTGCTGCCACTCACCCAAATACTGATACATAACAACCAGGGCATCATTGAGAGGAGTACCACCAAGACCCAAGAAGTAAGGAGGAGAAGGTCGGAAACTATAAAGTTTGTTAGGATTCCAATAGTTTGCAACACGATACAGATTGCGACACTGACGTTTGAAATTCTTACTGTTACCTTCACTAGTCAGAAGGTTGACAAGTTTGAAACGCTTGTCTAACCAGAACTCACCAGCATTACGAGTTTCCTGAATATCAGGAATCTCCTCATACTCAATACCAGGTTCAATATCAAAGAAACGATTCTGACTGTGATCCGTCACAAAAGAATAGACATCAAAGGGAACACCAACTTTCTTGCAGAACTGAGCAAGGTTGATAACTTGGCAACAGGTGTCGAATAGTTCAGACGCCATGGAACCAGACCAGTCAAGAAGGAACACGAGACCATGATTCTTACCATCAGGAGTACGAGTTATCTTCCTGAAAATATCGTCATTGAACTTGTAGGTATGTAGTTTACCCAGGTCAAGAACACCCGTCCGAGAAGTAGAAGAACGTGCATATGCAGATGCAGACTTCTTGCACTCAAACTCTTTGACAAGATAATTCACATCCTTGGCAGTAGAGTTACAAAACTGATTGAATTCATAATCGACATCTGCAAAAGCATTTTCTGGACTGCAAGCATTCCAGTCTTCTTCTGCTGCATCCCACAATAGATTATTGGGTGTGATGATGCGACTCATATCAAACTTAGGATATGTAACATAAGTCGGAGTCACAACATTATTATCAATCAGACCCTGTGCTGCTGAGTCAAAGTTACTTTGTGTAGAAACATTGTTGATGTCAGGTTGATTGTATTCGTAGGAGGGAGTGTCAAGATCTGCATCACTATTGTCACCATTACCCTCATCTTCACCATCATCTGAATTGTCATCCCAAGGACGAGACTGATTGCTTTCAGTATCAGAGTTTTCAGAGTTTTCGTTCTCTTGCTCACGTCGCTTTGCTTCTTCTAGCATTTCTTCGTGAGTGAGATCAGAAGATTGTTGCTCACCCTGAGGTGACGGGGTGACAGAATTTTGTTGCTTTTTACTTTCTTTCTTAGAATATTCGTAAATAGCAACGGCGGCATCGATTGCCTCTTGGAAAGTCTCAGCGTCTCCCACAGCGTCACACAGAGGGCGCTCAGACTCACTGAAAGGTAGCATTGCATATGCACCAATCTTGTAGTGAAGATTGACCCGATCAATCAAGGTCATCTTGGACAGATCTTCTTTCTGGATACAGAAGAAGTCTTGTTCGTTAAGTTCTTTATAACCACCATAGAAGTCCTTGGATAGACCAGGAAACTTACGTTTCATCAGTTTCTCAATACGAGCATCCTCGGTCACATTCACATAGTCCTTTGGGCAAGGCAGGTTGTCAAGGAGATCACTGTTCGGTGTGAACAGGGCATGACCTACCTCATGACCAACCAGCATGGTATATACAATCTCACTGGCACGATTCCACATCGGCAAAGTCAGAACACGCTTCTCAACATTAAAGGAAGCAGTGGGCACTTGCTTGTGCTCAACCAGCAAGTTCTCGGTAGCAAGCAGTCGAGCAAGGTTTCCTTTGATCTCTTGGATGTTACGCATGGATCTCTGTCGGTACTTGCATACTATAAGACCCCCGACGAGGATCGGAGGTCTTGGTGTGACGCTTTTTGAAGTGGCGTAGTGCCTCTTTCCTCGCTCGCATTGCTTGCGGTTTGAGGTGGCGCTTCTGATCTTTCTTGGAATGGTGTTGCCAATTCGGAACTTTCATGATACTGGTCTCTTGATGGTTTGGTAAACCCAGCGTTTTGCTTCGAGTGACTTCTTTATAGACAAAAATGCCTCATGTGGGTCGGTGTGGTCACCACATGTAAAAGCGTCACATACTGCCTCACCTGACTCAGGCCATGTATGTATACTAATATGTGACTCGGCAAGCATAGCAATTGCAGTAACACCCTGTGGATCAAACTTATGAGATTGAATACCCAACAGAGTGCTTCTAGCAGATGTTGCTGCCGCAACTAACATATCGCGAATGTAACTTTCATCGTCTAATTTATCAGCGTCACATTCTCTAAGAGTGAAGAGAATATGCTTCATGTTTCTATGGATTTCATGGTTGAGAAGTCTCCTTCTTTTGAAAATTCTAAAATAC